CCATTTGAAGATAAGTGTACCATTCGGTTTTAATACCCTCATGCACTCCTTGAAACCTTCATGAATAATACTTTTCCAATCATCAGGCAACTTGCCATATTTCTTTGCCATCCATGAATTTTCTCCAAGTGTTTTCAGGTGTGGTGGATCAAATACAACTTGATAGAAAGAATTATCTTCAAATGGTAAATTAGTAAAATCTGCGACAATATCAGGTTTTACCTCTATAGTCCTTATCTTATCCCTATCTTTGGCTGTAAGTGTTTCTGAACGTTTGTCAACAAATAACACATTAGGATTTTGTTTATCAAACCAAAACATACGACTACCACAACAAGCATCCAATATTAATTTATCGTTTTTCATTTTCGTTACTTATTTGTTTCATCCCAATTAAAGGACCCGAAGCGTATTCTCCGGGGCACAACCATTATTTATTAACCAATGCCATTTATGTGTGGCTCACATTTATGAGGGGCGTAGGGGAATCGAACCCACTAATCATAATTGGGCAGTGCCAGCAATCATGATTAACTTGCCGATTGAAGCTTCATAAATCAACAAGCCCTTACAATGTATATTGTGCACTTATCCATAATAAGGAACACAGCCAGTGCTTACGCCCCATTTTCGCCCACTATATCTTCACAGACAGAGCAGGCATGTAAACAAATGCACTTAATCAAAATTAAAATTATCCTCACCGTTAGGTTCTTCGTCCGGAAGGTCATTACCGAAATCCATCGGAATGAACCAGTCTGAAATATAGTCTTCCATATCAGTCAATTTTTAAGCATTAGGAAATTCTGGTTTAACATCTGAATTTGCTTCATAAGGATAAACATCCATAATAGCAGTTTCCGCTACCGAAGCAATCACGTAGTCTGCCATTGTGCCTTTCATTCCTTCATCCAGTTTCTTGGCTGCATCTCTCAAGTCGGATGCTTGAACAAGAATGTTTGTGGATGTTTTCTTTTCCGCACCAGTCTTTTCATCCAATGTGATAAAGTATAACTTGCATTTAAAATACCTGTCAGCAGATTCTTCATCTGAGAAAAATATCTCAGAATAGTTGGCACGTTTTATGTCAGAAACAGTAAATTCACCGCTGATAAACGGTGTCATTTCCTCAATACATCTTCCTTCGCTTTCTGTAAAAGATAAAGAATCAAATAAATAAGATTCTGTGACTTTTTTATTCATCCCGTTTTCCATTACTTTCTCATAACGAATTTTACACTCAAACCATGTGTGCATCATAATCATTCCTCCTTTGTCTTGTTACGTTCCTTAATCATTGCATCAGCTATCTGATAAGCTGATTTAGCCTGTCCTTCATAGTAGTAGTTTGTAACACTAGCTTCTTTGGACGGAAAAAACAATGTTACAACTCTATTCCATAAAGTTCTTCTGCGTTTTGCTGTCATCATCATACACTTCATCGCTTCAAGCGCAATATGATCGCGCGATATGTTGCTTTCCATAATCAGTCCTCTTCTTGTATTAGTCGTTTAATCAATTCTTTTTTCCATCCTTGAATAAATCCATTCTCATCAATATTCATAATGATGTAGTCGCCATATCCTTCATCTGCCGGACACATAATCTTAGGTACATATCCGTCATAAGAGGTGATAACGTTTTTATTCCCATCAAGAATATCACAAAGGAAATCATCGCACACTTTATAATGAACACGGGCAGTTGTTCCTTGGGACCAGTTGACTATTTGTCCTGTTTCAATATCTATCAGTGGTCGCCAACGCCAGTTATAACCACGCAGCACCATGTGTTGTTCTCCCATATATTCGGCACAAGGCATCTGGGGGATTCCATCCGTTTCTTCACAATCGGTATCCTCCATACCGTTGATGTATCCGTCATCCCAATAGCGTACACCTGCATCCACTTCTAAGTAGACCGCTTCAAATTCTGTTGGTTTGTTGATTATAATTTTCATTTTCTTGCTTTGTTTTTAAGTTTCTTACTAATTTTCCTGCATTGCCTTGCTTTATCCAGCTCACAAGGTTTCCGGCAATACTTGTCTATAAGTCCGGCACATCTATCAAGAAGGTGGATTAAATTTTGTATATCTGTTTTGCATAGGTCCATAACATCAGAATGGCAAATCGTCCAAATTTTCATCCACTTGTGCGGTGGGTGCATTTACAGACGAAGAAGCGTTTTGCACCTCATAAGGCTTCATGTTACCTATATACGGAACGGATTTAAGCTCGTCCTCCGTCATGCGTTCGCGAATTTCTTTGGCGAGCGACTGTCGTATGCTGTGCGTGTCACCATACTTGCCGGGCGACTGGTTTTCCCAAGCGGTGGAGTCAATGTACGCGCCTTTGGCTTTCAGGTTATCATCTGCCGATATGAAGATGTTATTGTCTTCAATAGGTAGAAAACACCTCTTTTTGTAGATGTCGCGCCTTTTACAGTTACAACGCAGGAGTTTTTAAATTTTAGTAAATTCAATTTTATGCTATAATTCATAACTTAGTATATATTAAAGTTCTATCTTGTCAAAGTCAATGCCGCGTTCATTCATGAAGTCACCCAAGGCAATGATATTCTCACGAGTGGTGGTGACTTTGAAAGCTCTCGTTAACAGTTCAGGCTGTTGTGCTTCGGGCTGATTAATAAAAGGAGGTTGATATTTTATTTTTTGGCTTGCTACAGCAAATGGATTGACAGGACGTACCAAAAGTTGTTCGGATTCCTCTTTCCTCTGCGCTTCTTCAGCAGCATTTCTTTCCTGCTCTGCCTTGATGCGCGCCTCTTCTGCTGCTTTGGCACGCTCACGCTGCTCCTTCAGACGGTTGGCATACTGGATGGTGGATGAGATATTGAGCGTATCCATATAATAAGTACGAAGGACATCGAAATCCTCACAAAACCCCTTTAGTGTAGAAAGTTCGTTCTCAATCTTAGCAAATATGGCATCAATATCGTTGCATACAGACTTCATGCTTGCGGATTTGTTGAGCCACTCAGACTTGAAAACCTTATTGAAGTCTACAAGGTTAACATTCAATCCATCAAAGTAGGTCTTGATAGTGGCTTTCTTCCTATCCTTGTATTGCTGTTCGTTCTGCTTGACTACCGTGTCAATCTTGGCAGAGCACTCGCCGATAAGTTTCACGGTTTCGGTTACAACGTCCTTGAACTCCCCGAAAGGTTTCATGAATTCTTTCTCAATTTCAAGACGTTTGGCATTGAGGGCTTTCGCCGCCTTGTTTAAAGCTGCCTTGTCTTTCTTTGCCTGATCGATATTCTCATCGTTATAATTGGAGATATCATACATTGGCAAAGCGGCTTTTACCATATCTCTGATTTGCTTTGCGTTGGTAGTAAGACTACCTAACGTCTTTTCACTCACGACCAGTTCTAGGTCGCTTTCTTGAATTGCTAATTGTGTGTTCATTGCTCTATATCGGCTATTTGGTTAATAATATCGTCTGCCATACGAATGCGTTTCTCCATTTCTGCAAAAAACTTTTCATCTGGTAGTATACGGACGATGTGAATAGGATCTTTTTGGAAAGGATTGTAAGCAACAAAATCCGTCCAGATTGCATTACAGCACATCATGTGAGCCATACACTGATAGAAGTATTCATACTTGACTTTGAGGAGCGAATCATTGTCATAAACTTCACTCTTATATTTCATAAATGTGTTCTGAGACGGACATTTTATCTCAATACATCCACGCTCCCCAGATTCTTCATCATAAAAGAACCCGTCAGGACTACTGGCAAAGTTGGGGATAGTGGGGTGTTTACACGACCCCACTTCTACAATATGCCTTCCTGTTAACCTTGAATACAAATCACGTGCGCTTGCTTCCTGCTCTGTTCCGAATCTCATTGCTTTGCTCTCTACATTAACAGCAGACAAATACTCGGCAAATGCAATATCATCGTTTACAATCTCAGGATTCATAGCTCTTTCTGCCGCAACTTGGAAAATGTAATTCTTGGCAGTATCGCTGAACATGTCACTTCTGCCGCTTTTCATAAGCAAGCCGACACTACTACCAGTAATGTTACCAAGGCGACATCTAAACCAGTCAAGTGACCTTTGATCTGCATTTTCTATCATAACAACGTTTTTTGAATAGGTTTATCATTTGCTTTAGTTTGGGGCTGATTTACCGGCTGTTCTGCTTTTGGTTGTTCTTCAACTCCTGCGGCTTTTGCTGCGATTTCGGCAAGTTTATTAGCTTTTGCTGATTTATCAATAATTTCCTCATATTCTGCATCCTGAATATCTTCAACTTCTTCCTTGGTTAAGAATCCCATTGATATTTCAGGACAATAGGCGCGTTGCCAAAAAGCAGCCGCACGATAAGTAAGCATCAAATTTGGCATTGTAACCCATTTGCTTCCGGACTTTGTATACCACCCTTCCTTTATTGCCATTTCAATAGTTATCGGATCTGATTCAAGAACTTCTTTAGTAGAAAGTTCAGTGGCATAAGCAATACATTCAATATTATCCACATCAGTACCATCGAACTCTTTTACAACGATTGTATTGCGTCTGTTTGTAGCATCCCACACTGTTTCATTGTATTTTACTTTACCAACCTTCCCAAGCGTTCTTTTCCGATACCTAAGTGAAGTGTATTTGCCACTCATGTTAATGGTAGCGATAAGGAACTTACTTGACCATGACGGATTTCCCTTAACAACATAGAGATTCTGCATTATCATTAACGGATTAGCATTCATTCTCATTGCCATATCAAGCGCAATCACACAATTTCCTGTATTCCCTTTATAAGCTTCAGGAACGATTGTACTTTCAGTGTACATCTTGGCCATGCGCTGCATAACCTCAAACTGTTTCACGGTTTGCCCTACCGGTGTCATTGCAAACTCGGCCGCTTGTTTGGCCTGAATAATCTGTAATTCTGTAACTTGATTGTTTTCTTCCATTGCTCTAATATTTAAAAGTTTAACAATATCTTGATAACCCCTGCGCTAAGCAAAGGCTGGTTCTTTCTTCTTCTAAGATTTTATCAGTATATCCTGACGAAAGCTTTGAAATGTGTAATTTTAAATTCTGATCAATCTGTCCTTTAACATCGGATATATCTTCCTTGATAAGCTGAATAATTTCTTCCTTAGACGAATACCCGTATTCAGGAAGATATTCAAGTTTACATGATTCAACTTTTTTCAGTTCTTCTTCCAATTGATATAGTTCATCATACATTCTGTTCTCTTTTATAGATTTCATAAACAATGCCTACAGCAGCCAACAATTCTTTCATTCTTGAATTTTTCTGTTCCACGGCATCATACATGGATGCTTTAAATTGAACTTTAACAGTATAATTGGCAAGTTCTTCGTGACTCATAGCCAACAGTTCTTCTTTTGTTTTCATTGCTCTTATGTGCATTTAGTTATACATATTTTACTTTTAGTATTACATCTACCGGATTATCCTTCATTGAAGAAAAAGCGTCAAGTACCTTTTCCTTAATAATCCTAATCGGAATGTCTATAATTCTTTCCTCTACAACTGAAACAGGAATCTTACTACCATTATATGTCAACAGTGTAATTGATTGAATTACATACGGACGTTTTTTATTCATCTTCATGTTCTAATCTTTTACTATGCTTCTCTATATATATTGAAGAACAAGAAAAAATAAAAAATGAAATCCAAAACCAAACATTATCAGGATTGGCAAGCAATATTACCATAATCAATGATAAAGCCCAAATAGTTAAAATTGGTGTTCTTTTCATAACTTATTGATTATCTTTTTATTATGATGTAAAACTACTTTATTTTTGACTTTTACCCAAAAAATACACTTTGAAAATACTTGTCATTAACATGATATAACAGTTTGATAATCAATATTTTAAGGAAGCGTACTTCACTACATCGTAAGCATTGCAATACCATCTTCCATTTTGGCGATTGGCAGGTTTCTTTTCGGCTCGTATCGCCCCAGAACCAACCAAACGAAACAGACGAGATCTACCTCCAACTATATCAGCAGCCTCACGTTGACCAAAAGTCTTATCATTAAGGACTATCTTCAATACATCTTCATCAATCATATCTATTCTTTGAAAAGGTTATTCTTATGGGCATATTGGATAAATTCAGATTTCTCGTGAATATCCAACTTTAAATAAACCGATTTAATATGGTTTTTAACTGTATGAGGGGAAAGATAAAGCCTTTCTGCAATATCCTCATTATTAAAGCCTTCATATACCAACTGCATAACTCTCATTTCCGCATCTGATATACAACAGTTGAATTGTGGACAGCAAATAACGCCCTCATATCTGCATTCACCACGCATAGGACATCTCACACGTTCAAAGTTGAATCCACCTTTTTTATCTATATCCCTGCTAGTATTATCCAACTCTCCAAAATTGCACTTGCAAAATCTATTTACCATAAGAAATTGAAAGTATGGGATATTCTGCGAGCTTCTGCTATAACACTCCATTAATGCTTTATACGCTTCAGGATAACACTCCCTTATACGTTCGAGGATATCTTTCACAAGAACAGTTTCTTTATCTGTTATCGGTTTATTGCTTCCGTCAGGAAACATGCACCAAAGTTCATCTTCAAATATGTAAAACTCTAAATCCTTCATCATTCCACACATTTTAGTCGGACCATAGATTTTCAGGAGATATCCCTGTTATTTCAGAAAGGGCAGCGATATGTTCTGGGTTATTAGGTTTCATTCCATATACAACCCAGTTTCTTACAGCAGTAAAAGACACTCCTGTCTTTTTTATCACCTCGTTGATAAACTCAGTTTTGGGATGAGTAGCATTGGGAAGATTTGAATAATAGTCCTTTAAGGTTATTTTATCACCTTCACAAAGCTTTTTGGTTGTTTTTAAATCATCTTTCATTATCTTTGTAGTGTTATATAATTAATAGCAATGCAAATATACTAATTATAGATAAATAAATTCTATAAAACAGATATATTTAACTTATTTTTATATGGATAATAGATTAAAATATCTAAGAAAATATCTAAGAATGACCCAAGCACAGCTTGCTGAAGTATTGCACATGAGACAAAACAGTTATTCTCAGATTGAAATAGGAAATGTATCACTAACAGATAAAAACAAATATTTGTTAGAAAACAAGTATCATCTAACCCCAGGGTGGTTAGATGGGGAAGATGTGCCAATGTTCATAAAAGGTGATGCTATAGCTGGAATTATGGAAAAAAGACTTCCCATAACCAACAAGGAGAAGCTAAAAGAAAAGATTTTAGAAGAACTTATAGAACAAAAACTGGAAGGTAAAAGTGATTCCATTTCTATGAGCAGAGAAGTTTTTGAACAGATATCAAGACTTACTGAAACCGTGTTGTCTCAGCAAAGAACTATAGAATCAATGCAGGAACAGAATAAAAAATTTCTTGCCCAGCAGGAAAATGTTGTCAGATGTGCTCATGTAAGTGGGTCGGATATTTCAACGAGCGACATAAAGAACCAAAATATTAATAAGGGAATAAGATGAATATATCAGATGAAGGAATAGCTATAAGCAATCGTTTTTTTAAAGCTATAGCAATATTAAAAGAACAGAAAAAGATTAGAGGGCTTCAGACTTTCACTAGAAAACACAATTTGAACAGATGGAATGTGAACCAAGTAAAGTTTTATCCAGGTCGAAGTGTGTTAAAACCTGAATGGATTGTATATATACATGAAGATTACGGGATTTCTGTAGAATGGATAGTACTAGGAAAAGAACCTATTTTTGATCCAAACTGGAAAGAGCATAAATAAAAAATGTGCAAGAACTTATCCTTGCACATTTTTTGATAACTTGCAACATACTATATTACAAGCAATTAATCTATAAATTGGATAAACATTCGTAATGAATAGGTCCCGGGTTCGAGTCCCGGTTTCGGCTCAAGAAGCGGTATTCTACCGCTTCTTTTTATTTTATATAGTTCTCTTTTTCCATATAATAAAGCCCTTCTCCACGGTCACCATTCTCTAAATCAGTTAACTCTACTTTAAATATTCGGTAGGGGAGAATATTTTTCTG